AACTATATAATAAAAAAAGTATGAACGCACAGGAAGCGATTTTAAAGATTAAGGCATTGTTTGAAGACAATGTTGCGCCTGTTGAAGTTGAAGCTGAAGTTGCACCAATGGTTGAAGAAACTAAGGTGGAAATGGCAGAATATTCTTTAATGGACGGTACTAAGGTTGAAATTTCAGCTTTAGAAATTGGCGGTTCAGTAAAGTTGGCTGACGGTACAAATGCACCGGCGGGCGACCACGAATTAATGGACGGCACAGAAATTACTTTAGACGAAAACGGTATTATTATCGAAATTGAAGCTAAAGTTGAAGAAGTTACACCGGTGGTTGACACTGAAGTTGAAGCTTCTAAAGAAGAAGACAAAAAGTTGGCTGAAATGGCAGAACAATTTGAAGCAAAATTTGCTGAATTGGTTGAAGCTAAAGAAGCGGCTGAATTAAAAGTTTTGGAATTAGAAAATAAAGTTAAGCAAGGATTTGCACAGGTAGCTGAATTAATAGAAGCACTTTCAAATACACCAAGCGCAGACCCAATTCAAAAGCCAAACGGATTTTCTGAATTTGTATCTAATAAAGATATAAAAGAAGAAAGATTGAGCAAATATAGAAACGCAATTTTAAACACTAAAAATTAATAACAATGGGATTTAATGTATCAGCATTGGCAAACTATACTGAAGAAAACGCAGCCTTATTGGTTACTTCTTCTGTATTAGGAGCAAAAACCGCTTCTTTAATTAAAAGCGCGGGTAACGTTATGGTAGGCGTAAAGTCTTCTGAAACGATCAATATTATGGACACAGACGCAATTTTCCAAAGCGGTGGTAGCTGCGGATTTACTGCATCAGGTTCAACAACTTTCACTCAAAGAACTGTGACTGTTGGTAAAATCAAAGTAAACGAAGCTTTATGTCCTAAAGACCTTGAAGCAAAGTATTTACAAAAGGCATTACCTACCGGTTCAATGTACGATTCTATTCCTTTTGAGCAAGAATTTGCAGACAAAAAGGCAAAAACAATCGCTGCACAATTAGAAACTTCTATTTGGCAAGGTGACACAGATTCAGTAAACGTTAACTTAAACAAGTTTGACGGTTTAGTGAAATTAATTGGCGCTGCTTCAGGTGTTGTTGCTGCTAACGCTTCAACTTACATTTCAGGCGCACCTTTAAGTTCAATTACTGCTGCTAACGTAATTTCAATCTTCGACGGCGTTTATCAGGCTATCCCTGCTAAAGTTGTTGCTGCTGAAGATATGACAATTTTCTGTGGTCAGGACACTTTCAGAACTTACACAATCGCGTTAAAGAACGCAAACAGTTTCCATTATTCAGTTGACGCGAAGGCAGACGGTGAGTTTGTTTTACCGGGTACAATGATCAAGGTAATTGCAGTTGCAGGTTTGAACGGAACTAACAAAGTTTACGCTGCTCGTTTAAGCAACTTGTTCTTAGGTACAGACTTATTAAACGAAGAAGAAAAGTTTGAAATTTTCTACGCTAAAGAAGCTGACCAAGTACGTTTTGTTTCTGAATTCAAAATGGGTGTGAATATCGCATTCCCTGACGAAGTAGTGAAATTCGTATTGGCTTAATTATTCGGGGGGTGAAATATCCCCCCTTTTTTAAAAATTATTTAAATTATTAACAATGAGTTGTGCTTTAACACAAGGATATACTTTAGATTGCCGTGACAGTTTAGGCGGAATCGTTGAAGTTTATTTTACTGAAGCCGCAAACGTGTCAACTGTAACTGAAGCAAGCGGAGTTATTACCGCTATGACTAAAGCATCAGGCAAACGTTTTTGGAAATATGAATTGGTAAAAGATACTTCAATGTTCAACCAAACTTTAAACGCTTCTGTTGCAAACGGAACTGTTTTCTACGGTCAAGAACTTCAGATTGTCCTTAACAAAATGCAGACTAACACACGCAACGAATTGTTGTTGTTAGCGCAAAATAGCTTAGTTGCGGTTGTAAAAGATAGCAACGGTTTATATTGGTACTTAGGAAAAACACGCGGTATTGATTTGACTGCAAATGCAGCTTCAACCGGTACTGCACAGGGCGACAGAAGCGGTTTCACTTTAACTTTCACAGGTTCAGAGCCTGCGTTAGCTCCAAGTGTTGCAAGCGGTGTTGTTTCTGACTTAACAACCGCAGGATAGGTTTGTTTTTCAATAGGTTTATAGGTTTGCCGCCGTTCCTTAATTGGTTCGGCGGTTTTTTTATGTCACAATTTTATATAAATACGTGACAAAAGTTGCATGAAATTTCCTAAAAATTCATTCAAAAGTAAAGGTAAAAGTTGACTTTTAATGTAACAAAGTAAAGGTAAAACTTTACATTTTTTCATACGATAATGTGTTATAAAACGCACAAATTGGTACTATTTGTCCCCTATATGCAACAAATTGCATTTCCTGCTATATATACGTATATGATTAGGTTAACGAAGGGCGCAACCCAAAGCATAATTTTAACACTAACTGAAAAACAGTTATTGACAAACCCAAATTACTTATTTGTTTTCACGAATAGAAGCGCGAACACAGAAGTAAAGTTTGTTAAGTTAAACGCTACGGATATAAGCCAATACAAAGACCGTTACAATGAATTTAGCATTGTGACGAACACGTACTTTGGAACTGCGTTAAATGGTCAATATGATTATGAAATTTACGAGCAAACAAGTACAACCAACACAAACCCGACCGGCTTAAATATGGTTGAATCGGGAATAATGGAATTGGTTGGAACGCCTTTTGAATTTACGGAATATCAAACAACAGACACTTATAAAATAAGACAATAATGGATTTACGAGTTTTAACATTTGCAGAAGCACGTCAACCTGAATTCAAAGAAAAGAAGGGTGAAGGTTATATTCAGTACGGCGACCGCAATGATTACCCTAATTATTTGGTTGACCTATTTAATAAGTCGGCTAAACATAACGCTATTGTCAAAAGCAAGGTGCATTATATAACCGCAAACGGTTGGAAGGGAAGTCCTGAAGCTGAAAACTTTATTCAGAAGGTTAACCGAATGGAATCTTTGGATGAAATTACAAGGAAGGTAAGTTTGGACGCTGAATTGTTTGGTGGGTATTACTTGGAAATTATTTGGTCAGTTACAAAACAATTGGCTGAAATTTGGCATTTGGATTACACGAAGATTCGTACAAATAAAGACAATACACAATTTTGGTACAAAGAAGATTGGAAAGACAGAAACGAAAAACAAACTGTTTACGCTGCTTTTAACCCTGCAAACCCTGTTGGTAAGCAAATTCTATATGTTAAGGAATACCGCCCTAATATGGGTATTTATAGCCTGCCCGGCTACTTTGGTGCGTTAAATTATATCGAATCAGATATTGAAATTAGCAAGCACGTTTTGGGAAATGCGCAAACAGGGTTTTCAGCGTCTAAATTAATTACATTACCTAACGGCGAACCTTCAGACGAAGAAAAGCGCAATATTGAAAAGCGTTTTTCAAATAGGTTTAGCGGATCAGACGGTAAAAAGTTTATTTTGGCATTTGTAAACGATAGCCAACGTAAACCAATTATTGACGATTTAGGTGCTTCAGATATTACAAAAGAAGACTTTGGTCGCGTCGATTCTTTGATTCAGACTAACATATTTTCAGGTCACCAAATTACAACGCCTTCAATATTCGGTATTGCAGAAGCGGGAAAATTAGGTTCACGTTCTGAAATGCGCGACGGTTACGAAATATTTAAAAATACTTACGTAAATAGTAAGCAAATGCACCTTGAAGGCGTGTTTAATATGTTGGCTAAATTTAGAGGCGTACAAAACCCTGAATTGACTATTATACCAACAGAACCAATTGGATTTGAGTTCACAGAAAACTTATTGAAGGAAATTGCGCCTAAAGAATGGTTACTTGAAAAGGCGGGAATTGATATGTCTAAATACGAAGCACCTGAAGATACAGTTCCGGTTGTACAATCAGCGCAGTTTAAAGACGATTTCAGCGCCTTTTATGAGTTTGGCGAAGCAAAGGACGGCTTTAATGTTTGGAAGCAAAAAACACGCTTTAACGACGATTCAGAATATCAAATGTTTGCAGACGTAAGTCAATTACAGGCAAACGTATTGGATTTGATCGCAAAGGATAAAAGAATAACGCCTGAAGTATTGGCGACAACACTTGATCAGAACGTTGACACAATCAATTTGGTTATTAAAACATTGGTTGAAAACGGTTACGTTCAAGTTAATGAATATGCAATTGGCGAAGGTATTGAAGAAAACATAATTGTTGAACATACGCTTACGCAACCATTGAATGAAATATTGGTTAAGGTTCAGCCGACAACAAAGGAATTGTTAATTCGTTATTCTTACGAATGGAAGCAAGGGTTCAATAATACGGACAAAAAGACAAGCCGCCCGTTCTGTGTTGCTTTATTAGATGCAAATAAAATGTATTCACGTTCTGAAATTGAACAAATAAGCGCACGACTTGGATATTCTGTTTGGGATAGGGGTGGCGGTTGGTATACAAAGCCGGGAACTAACGAACACGAACCAAGTTGCAGACACCAATGGGTTTCAAACATAGTAACACGAAAATAAAATGAGCAAAAACACGTTATTTATATCAGTACAGTCAATAAAGGACAGAACCGGCTTACACGCGAACGTGGACGAAAAATTGGTTTTGCCTGAAATTAAAACCGCGCAGGATATGTATATTTTGCCGGCTTTAGGTTCAGCGCTTTACAACGAATTACAGGACGCAGTTGAAGCAAACGCATTTACTGCATTACAGACGACATTATTAGACGATTACATTGTGGATTGTTTGATTTATTATGTTATGTCTGAATTACCGCAAGGTTTATCATATCAGTTTTACAATAAAGGGTTAATAAGAAAAACAGGCGAAAATCAGGAATCCCCTTCAATGCAGGATATGATTGACGTTGCGAATAGATACCGCGCGCGCGCTGAATTCTACAAACAAAGACTTATTAAATACTTAAAACAAAACAACGCTTCATATCCAAATTACTTAAACTTTGGTTCAGGCATTGATTCAATCAAACCTGACAACGAAGGTTACACGGTTTCAATGTGGTTGGGCGACAATGGTTGTTGCGGTGACGGTTGGGACGGGAAAAGTAAAAAGTCTTTTGAAGAAAGGTATCAGGGTAATATCGGTTGTTGCTAAAATATGAGTAAACAAGTAAACATTAAAAACCAAAATAAGCTTAAAGTTTATTTGGCAAAAGAAAAAAAGAATGACATTAAACCAAATAGTCAAAGAACTGACAACGATAGGAAACGCCCACGAACAAATTAATTTTGTTTATTTTGGTGACGTTTGGGAACGTTTAAGTAACGGCGAAGTAACTTATCCTGCAATGTTTTTCACTTTAACCGGTGCGAATGTTGCTGCAAAGGAAATTAGTTATTCGTTCAGTCTTTACTTTATGGATCGTATGTTAATGGAAGAAACAAACGAAACTGAAGTTTTATCAGATATGACACAGGTTGCCGGTGACATTGTTGCGCAATTAAGGTTTCCAATGGATTACCAAAAGGTTACTTGGACATTGAACCAAAATTTACCTGTGACATTTTATACAGAAAGCGACCCGGATTTGTTAGCGGGCGTTAAATTAGATGCGATTTTAACAGTACCATTTATTAACAACAGGTGCGAAGTACCTTCAAATTACACTTATTAATGGAATCAAAGAAAATAAACCAATTAGCGACAGAACTTACGCCGGCGTTGTCAGATTTAACAATTATAGGCGACCCGACAACAGGAATAAGTAAAAAAATTACGCTTTCACAAATGGCGTCTTTATTTACGGGTACTGTTGAAGAATACGCAAACCTTGCTTCGTTTCCTTTGGTTGGTGTTGCTGACACTATTTACATTGCTTTAGATACAAACGTTTTATACCGTTGGGATACGGGTTTAACTTCTTACGTTGAATTGTCCCCTAATATTATTAATTCATTGGTATTTAACGACGCAAATGGATTTGACGGAACGATTAGTTTAGTTGGATCAGTTGCGACTTTGACAATTACAACTGCATTAACAACAGGTTCAGTTGGTTTTATTGGTGCTTCAGGCGCTTTATTACAGGATAATGCAAACTTCTTTTGGGACGATACAAACAACAGATTAGGTATTGGTACAAACGCGCCAACAACTGCAATTGATACTTTTGGGTCAGGCATTATTACACGTGTAAACGGTACTTCAACAAACAACGCGTTTATTGGTTTTGCAAGCGCAGGTTCTAATAAATGGTCAGTTGGTAACGTTCAGTCAGATCATAGATTTCGTATTTATAGCGAAGCAAATTCAAGTGAAAGATTTACTATATTGCCAACAGGTGAAGTTGGAATTGGCATAAACAACCCAACAACAAAACTTCATATTGATACAGGTTCAAGTGCATTAATTGCTAATTTAGACGCTGACGTTTCTGTTGCAAAAAGTATTAGTTTTCGTTCAGATAATAGTGCAAGAATTAACTTAGAAGTTTCAGGTACTGAATCAGGTTCAAATGCAGGTGCAAATTTAAATATTAACACTTATTCAGACGCAGGTGCTTTATTACATACAGCATTAACAATAGTTCGTTCAAATGGGAATGCAACTTTTTCAGGACTTTTAACTGCTAATAATGATTTAAGAATAAATTTTAATCCCGGTGCAGGTAATGGATTATATTTTAATGATGTAACAAGTAGTGCAATTATGTTTTATATTCTTCCGGCTAATTATGTAGGAAGCGCACCATATAATAATAATATTTTAAAAGCAGCAAATAATTCAAATATAACATTTGAAACAGGTACATTAGAAAGAATGCGTATAACAAGCGGTGGAAATATTGGTTTCGGTACAAATAATCCAAGTTATTTATTGCACGCTTATACAACAGACGCAAGTAATGCAAGAATATATTTACAAGGTACTACTAATTTTGTTACTACTCAATTAGGTAATACAAGTGGTGCATTTTATATGGCAATTGATAGTTCAACAGGTGGTGGATTTAGTACAGAAGCTTACGCAAGACTTATTTATAGTACAGGCGCATACCCATTAATTACTTATGTTAATGGTGCTGAAAGAATGAGAATAACATCTTCAGGAAATGTAGGAATTGGTGTTAATCCTGCAGCTTGGGCATCACCTACTGCTGGAAAAGTTATACAAATTGGAAATCGTGCTGCAATATTTAGTTATAATAATACTACAAACGATTCATCTACAAATGTATATTTTGATGGTTCGGAGTATAGATATTTAGAATCAGCAAACGCTACTTTATTTAGACAAAATTCTTCAGATGGAAGTATTGTATTTTTAAATGCTGCTTCAGGGACATCAGGTGCAGTAACTGCTTTTACTGAAAGAATGCGTATTGCAAGTAATGGTAATATAACTACTGAAGGTTTATTTTTACCTTCAAGATTATCATATAAAAATCAAACTATTTATTACGGAACTTCAGTTGTAAATGCCGGTCCTGTTACAAGTTTTACAGTAAATTTAGCAACATTACTTCCTGAAGTTGCAATTAATGGTAATGTAGTTGCAGTTTATGGTAAATATGTAGTTTATAGAGGTGCGCAAGCTGAATCAGGGCAATTTGGTATGAGTAGAAATTCAGGAAATACTTGGACTTCAGGTTCATTTTCTAATCAAACTGCAACAGGTGCTTATTCTTTATCTTCTGTTACAGGAAGCACAAATTCAATAACTTTTAATTTTAATACAACTGTTTATTTTGCTTGTGAAATAACTTGTTTGATTAGCTAAAAATATAATTATGATAAAATATACTTGGGAAATATTATCAATGAAAACAGAAAATAATAATGGTTTAAATAACATTGTTAATTCTGTAAAATATAAAAGAATAGGAATTGAAAATGAATTAAATTATTCAATTGAAGGAGAATATTTTTGTGAAACTCCTAATAAAGAAAATTTTACTGAATATAATAATTTGACTTTTGAAGAAGTTTGTTCTTGGTTACAAAATAAAATCAGAATTGAAGTTTTAGATAATAAGATTAAAGAAGAAATTGAAAAACAAAAGAATACAATTTTAGAAAATAATAAATTGCCTTGGCAGTAATAATGACAATATTTTTAACCATAGTATTTTTAGTTCACTTAATTAGTTGGGTTTTATACCAAAAGCACCAATTTTTAGAACGCGACCTTTACGCGACAGATTCGCATAATGCCTACGAACACAATAAAAAATGGCATATTTGGAAGGGCATAAACCATTTGTCAGTTTATGTTTTGGTTTGGTCGCTTTATGGGTTCTTTTCAATGGTATTTTTTGCGACTTCATTTTGGTTTGGGTTTGACATTCTTTGCAATGTTATCGTCCTCAAAAGACCTGCATTTTATGTTGGTCAAACTGCGCAAACTGACCTGTTTATTCGCAAGGTTGCAGAATTTATAAAAATAAAGCCTGAATATGCTTCGGCATTGATAAAAGTATTAATTTTACTAATATTATTAATTATTAAATAAAATTTATGACTTACAAAAACCTGTTGGAATTAGTAAACAATTTAAACAATGAAATTGGCAATCAACAAGTAAAAGGCGAAGACACAAAGATTTCGCAAAAGCTTACAAAAATTGCTAAAAAACTTGAAAAACACGTTAACGATTATAACGAACAAGTTGAAGAAATAAGGATTGACAACGCTTCAATAGATGAAAAAGGGGTAATTTTAAAAGAAGAAAAAGGGGGGTACAAATTCAGCAAAGAAGGGTTGAAAAATGTAATGAAGCAAATTAAAGAATTAGGCGAAAAAGAATTTACATACGAAAAGATAAATGTTGTTAATCCCGCAGGTTTAGAAGAATTTACTTTTCTAAATGATTGGTTAACAGGCGTTGAATTTATAACAGAAGAAGAACTTTAAAATATGGCACAACATAGCGACCAAGCGGATTTTGGGGTATTAGTTAGCACGATCGGTGCAATTGTAAGTATTACAACGATTCAACCTATTGTCACGTTAATAGCGGGTTTGGTCGCTATTGTTTCCGGTATTATGGCGATTCGCTATTATTACAATGCCACAAAAAAAGTTAAGAATGACTAAAAATATTTTGATAATTGTTTTATTGGCAATTGTCGTTTTATTTTTAACAACGCAGCCGCAATACAAAGGCGCAAGTATTACGATTGTAACGGATACGCTTTACAAAGATACCATAATTAAAAAATGGTATAAAGGCGATTCAATACCATACAAGGTAATTGACACGTTTAGGGTTGAGGCGCAAAAGGTTGACACGGCTGAAATATTAAAGCGTTATTTTGAAGTAAAAGCGTATTCGGATAGTTTACGGATAGATACGAATAATTACGTATATGTTCAGGACACAATAAGCCAAAATAAGATTGTTGGCAGGGGTTTTACGGCTAAAATAAGCGAAAAGACAATTTTCGTTACAAAGACGATACAACCAAAAGACAGAAGTGCGCTTTATTTCGGCTTTATGTTTGATTTAAGACAGGATAACAGGCAATTGGGTGTTGGTATTGGCGGCGCATTTAAAACGGCTAAAAAAGGGATTTTAACGGCAAACGCGACAACAAACGGATATTCGTTAGGGTATTATTTAAAATTTTAATATGGCATTTGGTTGGAAACAATATTGGAAGCCTACGCCTAAAAATATTAGGAAATTCGCGGACGCTTTAAGCGCTGCGTCTTTGGCAATTTCGGCTTATTCTTTTATGTCGGATTACAAATTATTTGCATATATTACATTGGTAACGACGTTTGTGGCAAAATTTTTATCAAACTTTTTTAGCGCAGAAAATGAAGGACGAAAAAACACTTGAACGAATTAAGCTATTGCACCCTAAATTAAGGGACGAAGCTTTGGAAATGTACGACGATATTATTGCAGCTTTAACAGGGTTTGCAGCCTGTCGTTTTGCATACACATTAAGAACCTTCGCAGAACAGGACGCGTTATATGCGCAAGGACGTTCAAAGCCGGGCGCAAAGGTTACAAACGCAAAGGGCGGTCAATCATATCATAATTACGGTTTAGCAATTGATATTGTTTTATTGGTTGATAAAGATAAAAACGGGACTTTTGAAACTGCGAGTTGGGACACAAAAACAGATTTTGACAAAGACGGAAAAGCGGATTGGATTGAAGTTGTCAATATTTTTAAACGATACGGTTACGAATGGGGTGGCGATTGGCGGTTTATAGATATGCCGCATTTCCAAAAAACGTTTGGAAAATCAATAAAAGAACTGCAATTGTTGCACGCCCAAAACAAAGTTGACAAAAACGGATTCGTTCTAATTTAAACCTAATATGACAAAAACAAACCTAAAAACAAAACGCCGCAGACTATTCTTTGATATTGAAACTTCGCCCAACATAGGATTATTTTGGGAAGCCGGCTACAAAAAGAATATTACAACAGATAACATTATTCGAGAACGTGCAATTATTTGCATTTGTTATAAATGGGAAGACGAAAAAGAAGTTTATGCTTTACAATGGGACGCCAAACAGAATGACAAAAGAATGTTGGAACAGTTTGTTAAGGTTGCAAATACTGCTAACGAATTGGTTGGTCACAATGGCGACAAATTTGATTTGGCTTGGATCAGAACCCGTTGTTTATTTCACGGTATCGATATGTTTCCAAATTATCAAACAATTGATACGCTAAAGGTTGCCCGTTCTAAATTCCGTTTTCAATCAAACAGGTTAAATTACATTGCTGAATTTTTAGGTTTAGGCGGCAAAATTAAAACCGAATTCAATCTTTGGAAGGATATTCTATTGAACAAAGATAAGGTTGCAATGGAAAAAATGATTAAGTACTGTAAAAAGGACGTATCATTATTAGAAGAAGTTTACAAATTATTAGGCAGCCATATTGCACCAAAGACGCATTACGGCGTTGTATTTGGTGAAGACAGGGGAAGTTGCCCGGAATGTGGTGCGGGTTCTGAAGACCTTATAAAGAATAATACAGTTGTCACCGCTTCAGGTTTAACACGTATTCAATACAAATGTAAAGTTTGTAATAAATTTCATTCAAAAACAGACAAATAATGAGCAAAATCCTATATACAATTATTGACGACTTGTTGGCACGTGAAGACAAAGGAATTAAGGAATACGGTACAACAATGGACAGAACAGACCTAACGGAAATTGATTGGTTGCAACACGCTTACGAAGAAGCTTTGGACTTATCAATTTATTTAAAAAAACTTATAAAACTAAAAAAAGATGCGAATGCCAAAGGGATTTAATAAGTGGACATTGTCCCAACAGGAAGAATTTTTTACAAAAAAGCTTCAGGAATTATATAATATCGAAAAGGATATTCGCCAAAATTTAGCAAAGATACGCGGCGGAAATAGGGTTGAATTTAAAGAAATAGAACGTCCGGACGAAGCGGAGTTAAAAGGGTTATAATGAAACTTTTAAAAATATATAGCAAAGGCAAAATTCTAAACTTTGACGCTTATATTCAGCTTCAGGAATTAGATCGTACCAACCCAAATTTCAAGGGTTGCGGTAACGAGTTTAAACAGAACCGGGATTGGTGGGTTATATTAGATAAAAAGAAAACAATTGTTGCTTACTGCGGTTCTATTTATACGCAGGGAATTTGCATATTTAACCGCGCGTGGGTTGACAAAAGGTTTAGGGGTTTAGGAATACAAAAAAAGCTTATTAAAATAAGATTAAAAGCGGCTAAAGAAAGCTGCTATATTGCAATTACATACACTACAAAGGACAATTACCCGTCGGCAAACAATTTAATTGCCTGCGGATTTAAGTTTTATTTTCCTGAATACGCATACGGTGGGGACGAAATGTTGTATTTCCACAAAAATTTGGATTAAGTTTACCATTCATCACTTTATTTTACCGTTCGTCACTAAATAACTTTGTTTACATTGTGTAAAACCTGTATATTTGTTGTATAAACAAACCAAATGAATACAGAAACACAAACAACAATCGGTGAATTAATGCATAAGCCATTAAGCCGCGCCGCAGACTATGCAGGCGCATTGGGATTCAGTCGCGGTTCTTTGAATCTTATTTTGCACTACGTAAAAGAAAACAACATTGAACGCATTGAAGAACTTGCACATTCAGCTTTAGAAAATATTGAAGACGTATTTATTAAACATCAAGTACAATGAATTTAGAATTAAAGCTTTTTAAGCTTCAGGAAAACGTGCGTTATTTCCAATGGTTGTTTGATATTAGCAACCCAACAGAAGCGCGCAAACGTATGGAAATGTTAAAGTCAGCAAAGGAAAATTTGAAGAACTTTAAAAAGAAGCATTACCCGCAACTATTGGAGCAACCAAAAAACAATTTCCCAAAAGAACCATTTACGCCAATGTCGGAATGGTCAGAAAAATTTGAAGAATACGAATTTTAAAACCAAAAAAAACCTATATGAGTATTGTAAAAATTCAGGCAGAATTAAAAGCGCCAAAGGGTCAAGTAAATAAGTTCGGCAATTACAGGTACAGAAGCGCCGAAGACATTATTGAAGCCGTTAAACCTATTATTGCGAAGTACGGTTATTATTTAGTTATTTCAGACGCGATTGAACATTACGACGACCGATTTTATGTAAAGGCGGTTGCTGCGTTAGTAAATGAGCAAAACGAAGTAATTGTTCGTACTTCAGGTTATGCACGCGAAGAAGAAGTAAAGAAAGGAATGGACGCCGCACAAATAACCGGGTCAGCTTCTTCATACGCCCGTAAATATGCATTAAACGGTTTGTTTGCGATCGACGATACAAAAGACGCAGACGCAACCAACGAACACAAAGACGAAGTTGGTGACGATAAACGTTTATATTTGCAGACATTATTAGAGAATACGCCATTCACAGAAGACAAAAAGAATAAAATGGCAATAAAAATTGAATCGTTTACAAAAGAAGACGATTACAATAAAGCTTTGAAAGTATTACAAAACAACCAAATTAGTAAATAATGCGCGAATATACCATTGAAGAATTAACGAATAAGGCGGAAAAAATGTTGGACTTTTTACAGAAGCCATTACCTAAAAATGATTCGGCGGATTACCACGACGCATTGATAAAAAGATTGGACACGCTAAACGTTGCAATGACACAATCAGGCGAATACAGAACCGCCGCAGAATATAAGATTGAATGCGTTATTGATATGGAAATTGGCGACAAAATCCACGAAATAATGGAAGGCAAATTGGCAACGTCAACTGTAAATATGTGGGTTAAAAGCAAGGCGCGTGAATGGTCACGTTTAAAAAACGCATTTGACAGAATAAACGCTTCTTCAGTTCACCAAATAGACGCTATTCGTTCAATCCTTAGTTGGGAAAAAGCAAAAATAAACCTTTAAATATGAAAAGAATATTATGTTATTTTGGATTTCACACTTGGTTAATTCATTTAAAAAACAATAATTTAATATGTTTATATTGTAAAAAAGAAAAATAAACCTATGAAACAGGAAACTTATCAAGACTTAGAAAACGGAATGCAAAAATTGCTTCCAATGGAACGTCAAATGTTATTAGCTGAAGTTTACCATTACTGTTGGTATTCGCCTGAAGCTTACGAAGAATTAAAAAAATTCTTAAACAAGTGGGAAAAAGAATGTAATTTTAAAGCCGTATTTTTTAAACCGGAATCAGACGATTCCACAAACTAAACATAATGTCAGAAGTAAAAAAAGAAAATTGGGGTGCTTGGAAAAAGACCACAAAAGACGGAAAAGAAGTAATTAATTTCGCAATTAACGGTAAACGTTACAATATGTGGGTTAATTCGTACAAAACAGAGGCAAAACACCCGGATTACAAAATTTATGAAGATACTTACGTTGCGCCGACAGATGCGCAAAATAAGCCTGTAAATAACGAAACAACCGGATTCAAACCTTATAACGACGATTTAGAATTTTAGATTATGCAAACATTACAAAGCGAAATTTTAGACTTTTATAAGTCGCACAGACAAAGTTTAAGACTGTTGCACAATATAATGAAGGCAAATAATTTAATAAAACAGGAAGAAGTTATAATTGACCCTGAATTGTCAAATGAAGCAAAGAAAATATCTTTGATTGTTGAGGAAATATTTGACGTGAATATGTCAGTAAGAAGCCGAACCAAAAACATTGTTGACGCAAGGAAGGCGGCGGCGTATTTAATCAGAAAATACACGACTTTGTCATTAAGCGAAATAAGGCAATACATTGGGGTTGGCGATCATACGACGGTAATGTACAATATCAATTCAGCAAAGGATTTAATTGACACCGCAGATTGGTTCAGAAATAAAATTGCATTCCTTGAAAAAAGAATTGAAAAAAGCATTATATTTGCAGACAGGAAATAATTAAAAGCGTTATGGTACAACGCAGTTAGGAATATATTGGGTCAACGGATTTTCGGCAAGTACCATTTGCCGGCGTCCCGCGACCCTTTTTTATTATGAAATATTTTTTACACGATAGCAATGCATTTGAAGATGAAAAGGTTGCTTTGCTTTTTATGAAGTACGGATATGAAGGTTTAGGGTTGTTTTATACGATCCTTGAAAAGTTAGCTAAACAGGAAAAACCTGTTAATACTGAAGTACTAAAAATGCAATTAAAGGTTGGCAAAAAACTTGAAAAATGTTGGAACTTTATGGAAAGTATTGACATAATTTCGTCAAACAATGGTGAAACTTTCAACAAACAATTGCTAAACTTTAGTGAAAAGTACAAGATAAAAAAAGAAAAAAACCTTAAAAGGATTTCACAATGGCGTGAAAATCAGGACATTGCAGAAAATGTAACGCATTACAAAAGTGTTCGTAACGACCATAAAGAAAAGAAAAGTAAAGTAAAAGAAAGTAAAGTAAATAGTATTATAACTGTTCAACCTACGGTTGACCCACAAACAAACTTTTTAATTTTAATTGAACCTTTTAAAAATACTTTGGCTGAATCTTACGAAGAATTTATTGCCTATTGGTGCGAACCGTCAAAAAGTGGTAAATTGCGTTATGAATTAGAAAAGTTTTTTGATATTAAACGCCGCGTGAATACGTGGTTACAAAATCGCATAAAATATGGAAATACAAAAAATACTGACCCAACTGCCGCAAGCCGCAAACGAATGGAAGGACTATCCGATTGGGTTAATAGCTAAAGAAGATTTACCAATTATTGAAGCGTTTAAAGGCGAAAAATTAGCAGTTGTTGACGTGCATAATTTGAAAAGCACATTGGCATATATTTTCACTTTGATTGGTTTAACAAGGTTGCCGGACAAAATGGAATTGGATATAATCGAAGACTATATTCGTACAACTTACCCGCATTTCACAATAAACGAATTCAGGATTGCGTTTAAAATGGCGGTACAAGGTCGTTTTGATTGCAATACAGACCATTTTGAAAAGTTTTCACCTAAATACATATCCCAAATAATGAATGCCTATAAAGCCAAAGCAAATGAAGTACGTAAAAATATTCCGCCGCCGCCTGAACCGCCCGTTCCGCAATTAACAGACGATCAAATTGTTGAGTTTACAAAAAACGAATGGTTAAACGGTAAGCGTGAGGACTTTAATAAGGTATTTAATGCGGATAAGGTATTTGCTATCTTATTGAAACAGAAGAAGTTAAACTTTACGCCTGAAGAAATATTGTACACAATTAAGGTAGTGCGCGAAGACAATTTGCAAAGGCTTAATAAGATGCACCCATTGGATGCAAAACAGTTCAGCAAAAGCATAAAAAATGAAGATTTTATTGAAACACAATGTAAAAAATTAGCTTTAGTTAAATATTTTGAAAACTTATCAAATTAAATATACTCACTTTGGTACTGTAAAATATTGTTATACCGATAATTTTACCGACTTTTATGCAAATTATCCTGAGGTGCAAACAAAGCAAAACAGGCTCGAATTAAAAAAAGAATTTTACCAAAAAGTATGGACATATCAGCAAACGATCTTACAAAATGGGCAAAAACAAACCTTGAATGTATCGGGTACAGGTTGAACAGGGTAAACAATATTCCATTTGGTAAACGTAAAGGGACGATTCAAAAAGGTTGGGCGGACTTACAAGGATACACAGAAAACGGCGTTTATGTAGCGGTTGAAGTTAAAAAGATTGGCGACCGTTTAAGCGTCGAACAAAAAGAAAGGTTAAAAGATATTTACGAATGTGGCGGAATAGTGTATATTTGTACTGAAGTGGATAATAAACCAACTTTAATTGAATGGTCAAAAATGAAATTTTAGCGGAATATTGGGATTCAAAGGAAGTAAACGACGCCTTTGGAAAAATGCAACCTGAAGAATTGCAGTACGATTTGAAAGCTGAAGTTTTTTTAGTTCTTTGTGAAATGGACGAATCAAAGTTGGTTGGAATGTACGAACGAAACGAATTAAAATTTTACATTGTGCGAACAATGCTAAATATGATCAAAAGCGACAGAAGTACATTTTTTAAAAATTACAGGAATTATACGGAGTTTGTAGGTAACGAAGTAAACAGGGAGTTGACACGATTAAATGAAGAACCGACAGAATTGTTTGAAAAACTTGAAAGGAATTTAGAGGATTTACATTGGTACAATAAGGAAATATTGAAGCTTTATGCGATTGACTTTAAGAAGAACGCTAAAGAATTAAGCCGTAAAACAGGCATTCCGTATATGTCAATCGTAAGAACTATAAATAAAACCAAAAAATTAATGAAAACAAACATACGCAAATGATTTTATCAATTATAACCGCCGTCTGTGCATCACTATTTATTAACGATATACATAACCTTCCCTTTAAATGGAAGGCAAATTTCAAGCCATTTAATTGCGGAAGTTGCTTGGCTGCGTGGCTTGCACCAATACACTATTTCGCACCTGAATTAATCCAAAACATTACTTCAACAATGTTTATTGCCGGATTTTTAGCGCCAATTTTATCAAAATTAATTTGGAATTTATGGAAATAAAAGAAGAACACCGCAATTGGTTGGAAGCCAATATTGGTAATTATGAAACTGCAAAGAACGGGTTTATCAGAAACCTTGAATTATCAGAACTTCAAATGTACGAACACATTTACAGACTGTATTTAGACCCTAATTTTTTATTGTCTGTTTGGTGTGGCGCTTGTAAGTACGAAATGATTATGCGTTTGTACAAATGGTACGAGCAACAACCAAAAAGTTTACCAATAGAAAACATTGAAGAAACAATTGTTGAAGTTCAAAAGGAAATAAAAAAACGCGGACGTAAACCAAAAGCAAATGGCTAATTTTATACACCCAACCGCCATAATTGGCGACAACGTTATTTTAGGCGACAATAATTACATTGGCGCTTATTGCATTATTGGCGACCCGGCTGAACACAAAAAGCATTGGGACGAAGAAAAAGGAAAAGTTTATATTGGAAATAACAATGTTATTACAGGATTGGTTACCATTGACGCAGGGACAAAAGACATTACATTTATAGGAAATAATTGTTTTGTAATGAAACACGCGCATATTGGACACGATTGTTTGATTCAGGATAATGTGACAATAAGCTGCGGCGCAAAAATTGGCGGACATTCTATTGTTAAAAGTTATTCAAACATTGGATTAAATGCAGTACTTCATCAATTTACAACTATTGAACGCGGTTGTATGGTTGGCGCAAGTGCATTCATAAAAGGCGAAACAGAAGAATTTACTAAATACGCAGGAGTTCCCGCACGTAAAATTGGAATAAATGAATATAGCCGTAATATTATTAACCCAAAATAGGGCAGACCTGACAAAACAGGTTATTGACAGAAATTTTTACAATAGCGGTCACGACGCGCATTGTTATCTTATTGACAATGGAAGCGACGACGAACAGTTTTCTGAAATACAATCTTATTACAATTGGCATTTTGCAAGTTGGTCACTACATAAAAGGGGGATTGCCGCAGGTGTTAATTTAGGTTTAGCCATTACGCAGGAATACGACGGCGTTTGTATATTGGCAAATGATATATTACTTCCTGACAATTGGTTGAAAAATTGGGTTATGTATTCAAAATGTGTATCAAATACGGGCATAATTGGCATACATTGTGTTGAAGAATTGCCGCCATTGGTTGACGGCGTACACAAAACACATACACCATTCGGAAATAATTTTTTAACAAGAAAGTTAATTGACACAATAGGGGGATATAATAAAGAATATGATCCATACGGAATGCAGGACAGGGATTATGCAGAACGTGCAATGATAGCCGGGTTTTATAACTATTATTTACCTGAATTAAGGTCAGAACATATCGGACACGACGTTGGAAACGGTACAGAATACAGAAGAATGAAGGACGAAAGTTTAATGCGCGCACAGGCGGTTTGGGAAAAATACCAACCAATTTATCATAAAGAAAAAAAGATTAAATGCGAATTTTAGCAATTACGAGCAAAACAAGTGGGGTTGGTTATCATAGAATTATGATGCCGTTGGTAAATATGAAGAAGGATTATTGTTTAATGACCGACACAGTAAGCGAAGAAACTTTTGAAGGTAATTATGATATTGTGGTTATGAATCGTATGTTGGCAAACATAACGCCCGAACAAATGTCTGAATGGCGTAAAAAGTACGGTTTTAAATTAATAGTTGACAACGACGATTATTGGCATTTAGATCCTTCGCATATACTTTACGAACGATATGTTGTAAATAACGTCCCGCAACAGATCATAAATTGGATTAAGATTGCCGACCTTTGCACAGTTACGCACGAACGATTGGCGGACGAAGTTTACCAATACAATCAGAATGTTGAAATATTACCAAACGCGATTCCATACGGAGAAGAACAATTTAAGGATTACAAAACAGAATCAGACATTGTTCGTTTGTTTTGGTCAGGTTCGGGAACGCACGGTAAGGATATGGAAATACTGCGCAACCCAATGAAGCGAATTAATTTCCCGGTTAAAACTGTAATTGCAGGGTACAACGAAGGCGAAAAGCCAATTTGGGACGGAATGATTGCGGCATTTACTAACGGGTTAAAACTGAATCCTAAAATATACAATTACAACGAAGTTACTTCATATATGGCGGCTTATTGCGATTCGGACATTTCGTTAATACCTTTGGCGGATTCCAAATTTAATTCAATGAAGTCTAATTTGAAGGTACTTGAAACCGCAGCAAAGAAGAACCCGGCAATTGTTAGCAACGTTCACCCGTACAGGGGGTTTTATCCTGCCTGTCACGTCAATAGCCAAAAGGATTGGTATTATTGGATCAAATTGTTAACCAAAGACGCAGACGCCCGTAAAAGCTACGGAAATGCGTTATATGAGTACTGCAATAAGAACTTCAACTTACACGAAGTAAACAAGCGCCGTTTTGCTATTTATAATAAACTAATTAGCAATGCCGGTAATTAAATGTTCAAACGGGAAATACAGAATTGGGTCAGGTGCTTGTATTTATGATACAGAAGAAAGCGCGCAAAGGGCGTGGGCGGCAATTAGGGTTTCAATGGTCAATTCATACAACGATTACCCAAAAGCGGCAATACTAAACGCACAAAAGGCGTTAAATATAAGAAACGAAAACAAGTCAACTTGCGGTACACCTGTCGGTTGGGCGCGTGCAAACCAATTAGCAAGTGGCGAAAACATAACACGTGACACAATCGCAAGAATGGCGTCGTTTGAAAGACACAGACAGAATTCAAAGGGTGACCCTAAAAAAGACTGCGGTGCGTTAATGTGGTTGGCGTGGGGTGGTGACGAAGGTATTGAATGGGCGCAAAGAAAATTAAAACAAATTGACAACCAATAATGGAATACTTTATTCAATATGGCAACTTTAGGTTTTCGTTTCATTTATTGCCGCGCAACATATTGTTAGGCATAAACATAGGCGAAGCGGTTGACGAAAATACACAATTCCATAATTCAGTTGCAATTGGCTTAATATTTGTTGCTTTCACCTTTGTACTATTTGATGAAAAATTATACTAAGATTTATTTGGATTACTTTGGGTACGGAATTGAAGATTTTATTCCCTGCGAAGTATGTGGAAACAAGGCGGTTGACATACACCATATAGAAGCAAGGGGAATGGGGGGAACTAAAGAAAAGGACAGGATTGAAAATTTAATGGCGCTTTGCCGTTATTGTCACGTCGTAATGGGGGACACAAAGACACATTTGGAATATTTAAAAGATAAGCATAAAAAGGCATTAAATGGCAAAGATTAAAGGCGACAGTCAAAAGACTAATTTCGGAAAAAGAAAGTGCGGACACGCGAAGAAAAGTTATAACAAACACAATCCACGACCAAAGGCGTACAAAGGTCAGGGAAGGTAAAACAATAGTTAGGTGTCGAATGGTAACGAAGCCGTGAGGAGTGCAATAAAATATGGCTTTAAACCTCACTTCCAAAGTTTAAATGCACTATGCAGGTTCGAATCCTGTCCTAACTACAAAACAAAGGTATTACAATGGCAAAAGAAGTGAAACAGAAACACGGGGGGACATTAAAGGTTCTTCAGAAAGGCGAAACGGCAAACCCTAACGGGCGACCGCGTAAGTATGTCAGCCTATTAAAAGAACAGGGGTACAAATTAGCCGAAATAAACGATTCAATTCAGGCGCTTATGTCAATGACACCTAAAGAATTGGAAGCGGTTACAAAGAACCCGGACGCAACAGTACTTGAAATGACAGTTGCAAAGGCAATCATTAAGTCAATGAATAATGGAAGTCTTTATTCAATGGACACGCTTTTGTCACGTGTTTACGGTAAACCAAAAGAACAGGTTGACGTTCAACAGGACACGAAGATTGAAGTCGTTTTTGTTGACGGCAAAACAATATTATAAACCAAAAACAAACCTATGAAAACCGCAATGCAACAATTGATTGAGTTATTAGAACTTAATACAACAAATGAACCGCTACCTTATTTAATTGACGTAATTAAGGAAGTATATATTCAAAAAGAAAAAGACCAAATGTTTTATTGGTTTTATGCCGGCGGTGGAATGACCGCAAAAGATGAATTTGAAGTTGAGTTTGAAAAATATTATGATATAGAATATAACCAAACCAAATAACCTATAATGCGCATAGAACTTCCAACACCTCACGCGAATCAGGAAAAGATATTAAACGCCGATAAGCGTTTTATTGTCGTTATGTGCGGACGTCGTTTTGGTAAGTCTGAATTGTCGCAAATATTAATAATCAAAGAAGCATTAAAGGGCGGACAGGTTGCATACATTACACCGACATACGGATTGGCGCAAGTATTCTTTGAACGATTGGCAAAGGTACTTCCATTTAAAAGTAATATTTCAAAGCTTAAAATCTATTGTCCCAACGAAGGATCAATTGAATTTTTTACAGGTGAACGTTTAGACAACTTGCGCGGTCGTAAGTTCCATTTGGTTATTGTGGACGAAGCCGCGTTTATTGCTGACCTTGAAGACGGTTGGAATAATAGCATACGACCGACGCTGACCGACTATGAAGGGAAGGCGGTATTCCTTTCAACGCCACGTGGCAAAAACTTCTTTTATTCCTTGTTTATGAAACAGGGCGAAAACGATTGGCAAAGCTTTAAATTTAGTACGTACGACAACCCGCATATTAACCCGCGCGAAATAGACGAAGCACGAATTCAATTACCTGAAGTAGTATTTGAGCAGGAATATATGGCGAACCCGTCCGAGAATAGCGCAAACCCTTTTGGAAACGCATTCATTAAACGCTGCGTAAAACCTATTTCAGCGCAACCGATTGTTTGTTATGGCATTGACCTTGCAAAGTCTGTGGATTATACAGTTATTATTGGGTTGGATAAGGACGGCAACGTGGCGTATTTTGACCGCTTCCAAATGGATTGGCATAACACCAAAGAAACAATTAAAAGGTTGCCGCCTGCGCCAATTGTGGTGGATTCAACAGGGGTTGGCGACCCGATATTAGAAGACTTGCTTCGCGAAGGTGTAAACATTGAAGGTCTGAAATTTACAAGTCAATCCAAACAACAGTTAATGGAAGGTTTGGCTTCAGCGATCCAACAGGGACGAATCGGATTCCCTGAAGGGGTTATTGTGGACGAATTGGACGTATTTGAATATCAGTTTACTTCGCACGGCGTAAGGTATTCAGCGCCTTCAGGATTCCACGACGATACCGTAATGGCTTTGGCTTTAGCGTGGCAAAATCATAATATCAAACGCGGTTCAGGGCGTTACGCCTTCGCTTAACGATCATAAAAGTTTCACTTTAGTACAACATTTGAGCCGTTTATGATTGATATTCGGTTCAATTATGACCGATAAACCGTTTATCCTTATTATTTACCGTTCGTCACATTTTTAGAAAAAACTTTGCAAAATGTTTGGAAGTTGTATAAAACCTGTGTTATATTTGTGGAAACAATAAAAGCTTATAACAATGGTAAACATTAACCAACTACAACAAGACATTTACAACCACGCAGGTTTTCAAGTTGCAAAACAATCTTATTTAAGACAAATTGATTTTCAAGACGACACAATTTTGTCTGAATGTATGGCTGAAGCTTACGCCTTAGCAATGGTTTTATCAGGTGGAAACATTGAAAAATCAGTTAAATTTGTTGAAACGCAATTTGAACTAAACAACTTTAAGAAAATATTAAGATCATTATAACCCTCCCCCGCAGGGGTGCGACTGACCAACGCACATTTTAAAACTTATACAATGGCAAACAGACTAAAAACCAAAGAAGAAAAACAATTAGAACATTACGCAGCAATGCAAAAGCAATACACCAAAGATTCTTTGGGTATGGTTTGGTTCTTTATTATTATGGGCGCAGCTTTATTGTTAACCGCTTTAATTGAAAATATTTAATTATGGATTTAACTGAAAAAGAAAAGAATATTATAATTCAATTAATTAGATCGCAATTAGATGAAACAAATATTGTCCTTGACTATGTAAGTAATGGGAAATTTGATATATCAATAATAAACGATTGTAAACAACAAATTGATAATTATTTAATAATTATTGATAAATTAAAAATTAATTAATTATGCCATATTCAACTTGCTGCGGATCGCACACCAATTACCCTGAAATTGACATTTGCCCGGATTGCTTAGAACATTGCGATTGGGAAGAAGAAGACGAAGACGAAGAAGATGCCGACAATCAAATTGAACAGGATAAAATAAACCGATTATAAACTTATGCCGCCTGAAGCATTTTTAATATTTAATAACAAGATAGTAATACGGGGAACTTTGGGCGGCTTTTTTAAAACTTATTTATGCCAAATTATTACGAACTAAAGCAAACGACTTTAATGGAAATGGAAATTGCCGAATTAGTGGCAAAAATTCAACGACTTGAAAAAGAATTAGCTTTAAAAGAACAAGAAAACAAACAATTAAGAATTGAATTTAAAATGCTTAACTTAGCATTAGAGGATATTATTAAATAATACTGTCCCCGTCCAATTCAACAATCAATTATTAACAGGGGTGTTAGTTATGTCGCGGGCGGGGATATTTAAAAGCTTATACAATGATTAAAAACTTTGAAGACATTACCTGCGAATTAACGCCGGACGAAAAAAGATTAGTACCTGTAATTATCAGGGGGTTAAACCTAAAAAGCAAAGCCAACCCAATTAAAGGTGCGGAAATAGTCGCAGCCATTAACGGGCAAAAAGAAAAGTACGGAATTAAACAATTTTCTGAACCGCGTTTACGTAAAATCGTTAACTTTATAAGATCAGAAGGAATATTACCTGTTATTGGGACGTCAAACGGTTATTACATATCATACGACGCGGACGAACTAAACGGGCAAATTGAAAGCTTAACACAACGCGCTGACGCGATTATGTCAAGTGCTAACGGATTAAAAAAATGGATATTATGAGAAATTCAATATTTGGGTTTTTTGCAAAGAAAAATAGAGGAGTTCCTAAAATGGAAAATCCACCTGAACCAAAAATGGATATGGGCAGACGTGGTTGGGAAGAAGATGTTTATGACCCAATGACAATAAAAGATTCTGTTGAAATTAGTTTAAGGAATACAAAATGGAATATTGAAAGTTTGGAAAACAAAATTAAACAAACTGAAATATATTTAGATTCGTGGCAAAAATGTTTAGATTCAGAATTGAAGCAATTGGAAAATTATAAAATTCAAAAAGAAAGGTTTGAAGAATTTTTAAATAAATAATGGATTACTACATTGAAAACGGGTTTAAGGTATTTACAGAAGAATATCATTTAAAAAGGGGGTATTGCTGCAAAAATGGTTGTCGGCATTGTCCTTATCAGAAAAAAGACTTAACTTTGAATTATGAAATGGAACGAATTGACCCTTTGGCAGTACCAACAGTTAATGCCAATACTGACAACGCCGAATAAGGATTGGACAGAATTGGACAAAGAAGTTAAATTGCTATGCGTTATTACCGGATTGACGGAATACCAAATTGACAGTTTAAGCATTGAAGACTTAAAAGAACTGCGCAAAGAATTAGCGTTTTTGGACGAACCAATTGAAGGCAAACCGGTTGACTATATTAAAACCAACGGCAAACAATACCGTATAAACTACGACATTAAGAATATGCCGGCTGCGCGTTACATTGAAAGCAAGGTTTTCAGTAAGGAAACTTTGGCGAACCTTCATAAAATAGCGGCTTCAATGGTAATACCGCAGAAGAAGAATTGGTTTGGCAAATGGGTTGACGATAAATACGACGCGAGCAAACACGAACAATACGCTGCGGATATGCAGGAAGCAAACTTTGTGAACGTTTATCATTCGTTGGTTTTTTTTTATCAAGTTTACAAAAATTGGATCGAAGTTTCGCGGGATTATATGAGGGCGGAAATGACGACGGCGGGGATGACAACGGAACAAGCGGATTCGGTTCTGTTGCTTTTATGCGAATCTATGGATGGCATTATACCGCCAAACTTGTTGCCGAACACGAAAATATTAGAACTTCAGAAGCTTTTGAAATGAAAACGATTGAATTTTTGAATACAATGGCATACCTGAAGTCAAAAAACGCTTACGACCGTGAACAGGCGAAGCGATTAAGATAGTAGATTTGGTTTTTATTGTAATAAGCGAAAAATTACCCTGTGTTTTTACACGGGGTTTTTTGTGCGGTATTTAGAACCGTTTTATCTATTTAAGGTTATGAGTGAAGCCAAAGCACAGGCAAAAGCATTAAAGGAAGGTTTTTTAAAAACAATCGGTGATCAATACAACCTTATTGACCCGACAGAATTCCCTGTTGCCGAACAAATGCTTATCTTTTACGGTAAACAATTCAACGACGAAGTACAGAAGAACCTTGCAAAAAGCGGTTCAATTGCTTCAGGTAAAATTGGCGACTTAGTTGTACCAAAGGTCAACAAATTTGGCAATGATTACGAAATGTGGTTGGGTTACGATAAGGATAACCCGGCTTCAGTTTATTATAAGTACGTGAATAAGGGGGTACGTGGCGCAGGTGGCGCAAATGCGAAACCAAAAAAGGTTGCTTCAGATTCACCTTACCAATATAAGACGCCGTTCCCAAATAAGAAAATGGCAACGTCAATATTGCAATGGTACAGATTAGGGAAGGCAAAGACGACAAACGAAACACAGACAAAGAAACTAAGCACGACACAAAGAAAAAACAGAAAGCTTAAACAGACTGTAAATAAAGCACCTTCATTAAAAACGTTGGCTTACGCAACCGCTTCAGCAATAAAAAGGGACGGTTTACGTACGACTTCGTATTTTGACAACGCAGTTAAGGCGGTTTTTAATAAGGAATTCTTTACAACAATGGCAGAAGCTTTTGGCGGCGACGTTCAATTACAAATTAGACAAATTGGCAATAAAATAGAATCAAGTAATGGCAATAACAATAAATAGTCAACCGGCTACGTTTCCGAGTATGCACGAAGACCTTTGGTTTGTGGCTTCTTCAACAAATGTTGGGGTGACAAACTTTAAATTCGTATATGATATTTACATAAATGGCGCACAGGTAAGCCGAAATAAGGTATTCCCTTCGCCGTCGGCTGAAGGAAGTTACGGCGTATTTAACGCGTCCCCAATGGTGCGCGCATACGTGACAAATTATTTTGAACCTTCAGGAAGTACGGTTTTAATGGCTTCAAACGACAAAATAAAGGTTGATTATCAGGTTCGTATTGGCGAAGAAGTAAGCGGCGCGGTTATTCCTAATTTGGCTTCAGGTTCTTATTCAGCTTACAATTATTACGCACCTTTATTTAGCGACATATTTACGGAAAACGGCGAAGTACCTTTGGTATTGTCCAATTATTACGATAATTTATTGATTGAGAATTACACGGACGATTGGTTAAGCGACCGCGACAATTCAGATATTACGATTGAATACGGTGACCAATTTTTTATTACATTTTTAAAGATTACCGGCGGCGCTTATAAACTTTGGGTACAACCTACAAACGAAGACGGAACTTTTGGAACTGCGGTAAGCGGAAATATTACAATGACCGGGCAATTTAACCTGTTCAATTTTCAGGCTGCGGCTATTAATGCGTGGGCGGGATCAGATATAATTACGCAAAATACCTACGGGTACAAAGTTTACATTACGTTAGGCGCTGCGGTTACAAGGGTATTAAATTTCAGACACGTTTGCAACCCTAAATACAGACAATACAACCTTCATTTCCTTAACAGATTGGGCGGTTATGATTCAATGGCGTTTAGATTGGTAAACAAGCGACGCAGCGAATTTAACCGTGCTTCATATAGACGCAACCCGTACCAATTGTCAGGCGGTCAAATGAAAAATATTGATTCGTACAACAAATACAACGAAACAACGTACAACTTCGCGATTCAGCATACTGACTATTATATGTTAACAAGCGATTGGGTAAACGAACAGGATTACGCTTGGTTGGCGCAATTAATGGCGTCACCGATTGTTTATATGGAAGTTCAAGGCGCGTATTTCCCGGTTACAATTAGAAATACGAATTACCAATACAAATACAGGGTTTCGGACGGCTTATTTAATTTTGATTTAGAAGTTGAAGTTGGTAAATATTTAAACAGTCAATACAGATAATGATTAGAACCGAAATTTATATTGAAGACCAATTAATTGATTTGTTGAAGGATATTGGAACGGATTTCACGTACACAATTGACGACGTGCGCGAATTCGGTTC